TAAAAGTTATTGCCACCCACTGCAATATGAAAGTAAAGAAATTCTTTAGCATGTCCCCTCCCTCGTTTTACAAAGAACTAGATATCCACAAGTTTCAAGCTCTTTATTACGCGTCCGATAATTCGGACTTCAATATCAGAATCAAGGCTTATTTCCATGTCTTTATAGGCCTTGTTTGTTGACAGCAGAGCGATTTTCTTGCCAATAAGCTTTTGTATCCTTTTTATATAAGCCTCTCCATCAACAACCAGCAAATAGATACCGTCTCTAATATTGTCCTTATCCGTTATGTCAATAAAGACGGCGTCCCCATCGCGTATTTCGGGTTCCATTGAGTCGCCTGAGGCAGTAACAATTTTCACATCCCTCGGGTTATAAAAAGCGAAGTTTTTAGAAAACCAAGCAGGTGTGACCTGAAGCGTTTTAATTTCGGGATAATCTTCAAAATTCATGATGCCTGTACCGCATGAGCCATAAAAATCGACTTGCTGAATAGAAACCATAGCAGCGTCCGGCTCGGTTTTATCATTGATTGAACCTATGCCCTTCATAAGCCATTCGGTCGTTATATCTAGATAAGAACACACTGCGAAAACGTCATCGAATTTTGGCTTTAATACGACCCCATCAACCCATTTTTTAATTCCTGCGGAAGTAATTCCCGTAGCTTTAGATATATCGGCTTGGGTTTTTCCTCGTAGCCTCAATGCTTCATTCAATCGATCTGTCCAAGTTTGTTCTGTTTCATTGTGTTTCATAGGTAGCTCCCTTCTGTGAGATAAATTTAACCTAAGTTAACACTAAATTGTTTTACTTAAGTTAGTACTTAGGTTAATATATTGCTGTCTATTCTTTAACCTGAGTAAAGCATGAAGAAATTAGAAGAACGGGTTTTTGAAGAACTTTTAAATGAGTTCAAGAAGAAATCCGTAATGGCAAAAACTTTCGGGATCACCTCTGCGGCAATTACCAAGTGGTCGAAATTTGGAGTTCCTAAGGGACGTATTCCATATCTAAGGCTGGCATTTCCGAAGTTCAAGGCTTGGAAAAACCTTCACTAAGGAGCCGTAATCATGGCGATTTATAGAAAAATCGATTGCCGAATCAGCAACGATAAGAAATTTCGGGAGTTAAGTGTCGAAGGAAAATTAGCTTGGTACACCATACTAAGTCGTCGCGACCTTGCGCCCATCGGAGCATTTAAAGCGTCGTTTGAATCGCTGGCTATCGAACAAAGAGGGAACGAGTACTTAAATAAAGACTTGCAGAAAGACTTACCGAAAGGCTTTAGCGAAGTCTTTATCAAAGCATTAAATGAACTCTTATCAAAGGGTTTAATAAAGTACGATTCTGAGGCTTTTTTAATCTACGTTCCGAACTTTTTAAAGTACAACTTTCCAGAAAATCCGAACGTTGTTAAGTCATGGAAGAGCGCTTTAGATTCACTGCCGGAGTGTAATTTAACGAATTACGTTCTTGCTAAATCAACCGAAATTATCATTAGTAGTCAAAGAGATAGTTACACTAAAGCGTTACCGAAAGAGTTCGTAGAAGCGTATCGGAAAGGCTTTGGTAAAGACTTTTATAAAGGCTCTATAGAACCCTTCCGAAAGGGTATGCCAAAACAAGAACAAGAACAAGAACAAGAACAAGAAATATATACACGCACCGAAAAGAGCGAAAAACAACCTGAGCAAGTTGAGAGTTTCGCGGGGCGTGTGTCTGAAAACCTTTCTTCTTTTTCTCAACCTGAACCGTTGGAAATCGTTGGTCCGGTAGAGGAAGAACTACCTCTCGTGGAAAAAACTGAGGTCGTAGAAACCGCTCCGCTTTCTTCAAAACCAAAAGCGGAGAAAAAACCTCAGTCCCGTGGAAGGGCTGCTAAAGCGAAAGACAACGTACAAAAGCCAGACGACGTTAAAAACGAAAACTTATGGAATGACTTTTCTAATCAGCTTAAGGAAAAAGGAAAGAAACTCTCGTACAGCTATATCGGTCTTCTCAGGAAAGAAGCGAAAAAAGCCGGATGGACGTTAGAAGAAATTATCGAAGAAATCGTGCTTCGTGGCAGTACGTACGTTAAATCTGAGTGGCTTGAACCTAAAGACCCTAACGCGGTTTGGGTTAAAGCTGAAGATTATCAGCCTGAGTTACCGCCAGTCGAATTCGCACCATCAGCGCAGGAAAAATTCGATCAAATCATGGCGCGTTCGTCATACGCCTACAACGTTTCTGATCTCTCGATGTTCGAAAAAGCAATGAAGAAGAAACAGTTAGAGCAGAAAAAGCCGGAGGAAAAATGATGTTCTCTGCTGCCGCGATGGTTCAAGACAAGGAGGGGCGTACGTTCTACGAATACCCCGAAGCGTTCACGACTTCCCAGCTCGTATTTTTCCCTGTTCTGACTGAGGACGAACTAAAGCTCTATCAGGCTGATGCGATTGTCCGAGAGGGTATCGAAGAATTGCCGGAACGACGCCCGCACGTACCTACCGTCCTGTTTTCGTTCGCTGACGATCCGATGAAACTCAAAACGCATTTTATCGAGGGAAAAAACGTATTGATCGACTTTCTCGACGTTGACGATACGCCGCGTTTACGAGACACCCTAACGCGTTGGATGCGTGCAATACCTGTACTACGACCTAAATCAATCGTCGTAACAGTCATGTTTAAAGAACGTCAATTCGTCTCATGGAAATATGATGATGTCAACAGAAAATATTATAGATTTGCCTGATTTGCCTGATTTTTGGGCTGATCCGCTGAGTGGCGAGCAAATCACAACGTCACTAGCTGAATACACTGAGCTGGCGAATCGTCCTGAAGAGTTTTTCTTAACTAAGGACATTCGAGAGTTTAGAAACGATTTTCAGGTCTATCTCGACGAAAAGAAGCACCACGTTGCTAAGTACATTTTGCCGTTCAAGCATGTAGTAAACGGCGTTGAAAAACCGATTGACTTTGAATTTCGTCCCGGTGAATTGACCGTTCTCGCAGGTGAAAACGGAAGCGGAAAATCGTTAATTCTGGGTCAAATCGGCCTCCATCTATTATCACATGGTGCGTCGCTTTATGTCGCTTCGTTTGAGATGGCGCCGGTTAGAACGATTGAGCGAATGATCACTCAGGTGGTTTGCTCTCGAGATAAGCGCGTGATCGAAGAAAGCGATATCGAACTGTTTTTCAATGAGTACGCTACTCGGCTGCATATCTGCGATCTGCAAAGAAAAGTAGCGCCGGATGAATTGCTCCGGTTACTTGATACTGCCGTGCGTTACTACCGCTCAGACGTTCTATTTGTCGATTCGCTCATGATGTGCGTCCGTGACGATATGGACAAACAAGAGACTGACTATGTGATGACTCAGCTGGTCGAATTCGCCCGCGTTAACAAAGTCCATATCGTTGTCGTAGCCCACTGCCGTAAGCGCAACGATTCGGGATCGAAGCTCTACAACGTTTTTGACGCGGCGTCTAAGGACTCGATTAAGGGCTCGTCAAACATCACAAACATCGCCTGCAACGTTTTCGTACTCGCTCGCGATTACTCGAAAGTTCAAAAGCGAGCAGAGGGTAAGGACGTTGACGACAGTAAGCCGGATTTCGTTTTAAACCTTTGTAAACAACGTCACGGCGGATACGAAGGATTTATCAAGCTGTGGCGCGACAACGCCAGCCTGAACTTCTGCACTTCGATGATGCGTATTCCGGTGCGTCCAACGTTCACCAGTCAAGCGCCGGCGCCGAAAGAAGAACCGGAACCGTATTTCTAAGGAGCCCTGATGTCTGAATCTGCATGGAATTTAGTGATGATCATGTTGGCGCCGGTCGTATTCGTCAATTTGATTTTATTAGGCCTGTTAGCGAGAGCTGCTTTTGAAATCGGAAAGGAGAAAAGGCATGCAAATTGACCGAATAAAGGGAGTGGAAGTCGTTCGTTGGACTGATGAGGAATACCGGAACCTCTACGGGGAATCATGGTTGGATCAATACAAGTGGGCGAGTGGGTTAGGAGCAGACCCGGATAAAGTCAGAACGGCAACTCTGAAAGCGTGGGGACTGCTTAAACGCAATTCCGATCTAATCGGTGAAGAGCCCCTCAGGAGGAAACATGAGCTTTGATTTTAAGAGCTTTGTTCTCACGCTAGGTACCACGGGTGGTGTCCTCTATTTGGCAGATATTTTTTGGTTTGCATGGGACGGCTCCAACATTGATTACAACGTTGGCTGGGTAGTCGGAATCGTTATCGGTGCAATCATCGGCTCAATTAGGAGAACACGATGAGCGGGTGCTGCCTGTATTGCATTCATGCTCAGGCTTATTGGATCGGTCCAGACGGAAAGAAGCATTTGCCTCCAAAACAGTCCTTTGGGGACATGAACATCTACTGCCATCATCCGGACAAAGGCGCGGGAATCGAATGCTATCCGGTCTCGTTTGCTCGTTGTTCCAAATTCGAGCGAACTACAGACGAGCAAATTCAACGCAGGAGAGAGTTTTTCTCGAAGTTTGAACGTTGGCATTCGCACGCTCAGATCATCGCTCAACGGAACTCTAATGTTCTGGAAACGGCATCAAATAACTCAGCCAAACAATACAAATCCAATCAGGAGGGATAAATGAAAAGGTTTTTACAAGCAAAGGGCAGGTTAAAAGTAGGAGAAATGAACCGGACCGAGGCCGCCTATCGAGACCACTTAGAACAACAGAAAAACGCAGGGTTAATTCTCAAATATTGGTTCGAGCGGTTCACGTGGAAAATAGCCTCAAACCGCTGTTCCTATACGCCTGATTTTTTGATCCTGCGGCCGGATAAAACGTTAGAGCTGCATGAGGTCAAGGGTTCTCTAAAAATTTTTGCCGATGATTCAAAAGTGAAGTGCAAGGTGTGCGCAGATGAGTGTCCTATTCCGTTATTCATCGTCACACCAAAACCAAAGAAAGAAGGAGGGGGCTGGAATGTATTGGCCTACTAGCACTGAAGGTTATGTTTTCTGGATGATCAATTGCTACGTCGCGATGTTCGTCTTCCTTTGGATCTTCAAATGGATTACGGATTATTTAGAACACCGCGACAAACTCAGAAAAAAGATTGAGTTCTGGGGGCTGTCAGCTCTCGGGATTACTTATCTCTACTGCATGTTTAGCTACGTGAGGTCTCTCGGATGACGGAAACAGAACAAAAACTTATTGACGATCTCAGACCTCGCTTGGATAACTGGCGCCGGGCGTACCGAGATAAGGTTATTAAAAATATTTCGATCGCGTACGCGGTAGAGAGAGCCCTTGCACTGACAAGAAACAAAACCGATTTTTCGGAGGATTATACGGGGCCGGAGGATAGATCAGACGACTACGGAATCGAGGTTGACCAACGGAATGCAGATTTGCTTAATACCGTTTGGCAAAACATGTCCACGTCTGAAACTGAGGTTTTATCCGTCGGTACTCACGGCCTAAACGTTCGTACTGCTAAGTTAATCGTTCTGCTCTACGTATTCGGCTCGGCAAACTCTCTCAATCGTGTAGGACGGAAAATTTGGCGCTTGCGCCCGAAAATGTTAGATGCTTGGACTCAGGACGCCTTGTTATTCTTCGCCTTAAAACTTCGGTATTTTGAACAAATCAATGAAAGGAAGATAAAAAATGCGACTTGATTGGAGCCTAATCAGAACGATTCTTGCTCACGTTGAAGCAGAGACAATCAAAGAGTTTTTACAGGATGCAGATAGTATCTCTCAATGGCGAGAGGGACAGCTGCTTTCTGAACGTTTGGAAGATAAGCAGAATCCAGCGCAAGCGGTTGTTTTACGCCATATCAAACTTCTAGCCTCAGCGAATTACATTGAAAACATTGAAATTAAGGAAAGCGCTGACGGGTACTTTAGTTACGCATGTACCGGCGCTCCAGAGTTAACCTTCGAGGGCTATTCGCTCCTTGAATCTCTTCGAACTGATAATTTCATAGGAAAACTAAAGAAATACGCTAAAGAAAAAGGTGTCCCGTTGACGATTGAAAACGTCATAGAACTGGCGAAAATTGCGCTGCCAGCATTGATCAACATAGATTAAAGAGAATTTAGATAAAACTACAAACTCAATCAGATTATCGACAAATTGGCCCCTTCCGAGGGGCTTCTTTTTGGTGTATAGTTGTCAGTAGACAATTCCAAGCTGTGTATCAGCCGCCCGATTTTTTGGCTTAATCAGAGAAGGTTCCTTGCGGAGGAACCGGCGCGCCTGAAGGAAACGAAAGGTGAAGCGGTTAAGCCAAATAACGTAGGAAAAAAATCAAAAGAATTTGCCCGCTCGCTACCATGTTTCTCTCCAACGTTTCATGAGTCCGTGAGCGGTTTTTCGTTTCTACGGTAACCAATATACAAATACTGTCATAGAGCCTTTTGGTCACACCTCCATTGAGTCAAGCAACCGTAAACGAAAGCCTTTCTACCTTGTATATGTAAAACGGCACCTCTTCAGCCTCTCGGCGGGCTTCGTTCACCGAGCCAAATTCGGCCCTATAACTCAATAGGTCAGAGTAAGCAACTCATAATTGTTAAGTTGCACGTTCGAATCGTGCTGGGGCCACCAGTTACGAATAAAACAAACCCCGTTCAGTAGAGAGCTGAGCGGGGTTTTCGTGTTTAAACGAGCTAGACAGAAGGATTATATCAATGAACATGGAAGAAGAAATTATGTTCTTGAGAGAAAAACAAGTTTTTTGGAAAGGGGGTGTTGCTGGCGTAATCGGTTCGGCAGCTTTCTTTTCAGGTCTGGTTGCCTTGATCTACTACATGATTCAGATAGTACAGGCGATCAAGTAATCAAGAAAATTTGATCCTTCGCATAGGGTCGAATAGAGCTTGAGCATGCTCTGTAATCTCTGCTCATTCTCCTTGGGTAGTTGAGGTTGCCGCCTGGTGGAAACGCCGGGCGGTTTTCTTTTACGAATGAAACAAAAACAGCTTACAGTTACTTATAAGCGTACCGAAGATTTAATCCCGTACGTGAACAACGCCCGTACGCACTCGGACGAACAAGTTACGCAAATCGCAAGTTCGATTAAAGAATTTGGGTTTAACAATCCGATTTTGACTGATGGAGAAAACGGTGTAATAGCTGGGCATGGACGGTTATTGGCTGCTAAGAAGCTCGGCTTGGAAACTGTACCTACTATCGAGTTGTCGGGCCTTACCGAAGCTCAAAAGAAAGCGTACATCCTCGCAGATAACAAAATCGCTTTAAATTCTGGATGGGATATAGACCTTTTGAGCGTCGAGCTGCAGGAATTGCAAGATACCGATTTGGCGCCGGTTACTGGATTCTCCGACGAAGAGTTGAACACTTTGTTGTCTGAAACTACCGAACCCGCCGAAGAGGAAGAACCGGAAAAAGAAGAGCCTGAGGCAGACAGTTTTAATCTGACGCTCTCAATTCCGATCGAGTACAAAGAGCAGGTTCAGGATTTCGTTAAAAGTTTCGGACCCGAGGATTTAATCCAGAAAATCATCAATATGACCAGTTAATCATAGGTAGGTTGAAGGCATGGAAGAAAAAGTTCAAAAGAAGCGGACTCGTCCACGCATTCAAATTGACCTCGATAAAGTTGAACAACTGGCTCAGGTTTGCGATAACGAAGAAGAGATAGCTTTAGCGTTAGGCATTAGTTATAGAACCTTGCAGAATCGAAAAAAAGATTTTGCGAATTTTGCGACCGCTATAAAAAAGGGAAAAGCTAAAGCAAATGCTTTTGTGGGTGGAAAACTCATGTCTCTCATCAAAGAGGGAAATCCGGCCGCAATCATTTTTTATATGAAATCTCGCTGCGGCTGGAGAGAGACAGTAAAACAAGAGATTACCGGCGCCGATGGCGGTGCTGTAAAGATTGAAACTAAACAGGAATACGACTTATCGAAATTAAGCGTAAGTCAGCTAGAGGCGTTGGAGACTATTTTGAATGATTCGGACACTTCCAAGTCTGGCGGAAATAAAACTTTGGAAAGCTCGTAAATCTCTTGCTTACTTTACCCAGCGGACTAAACCTGATTACCTGATGGGCTGGGTTCATCGTGAAATCTGCGACGCATTGGATAAGTTCTTAGATGACGTAATACAAAAGAAAAATCCCAGGCTTATTATTTGTTGCCCGCCTAGAAGCGGAAAGTCGGAATTAGTTTCCCGCCGTTTCCCCGCCTATGCTTTTGGTCGTTATCCTGACCTGCAAATCATTGCCACGTCTTACAGCGCGGATTTATCTCAGCGTTTTAACCGCGATGTTCAGCGAATTATCGATGACGACAAATATAGAGAAATATTTCCTGAAACTACGTTAAATGGCTCGCGAGTCCGTCCGGACTCGCGAGGGTCGTACATTCGAACTTCTGATTTATTTGAGATTGTCGGATATTCCGGCGCCTATCGATCATGTGGCGTCGGAGGCGGCATCACAGGCCAAGGCGCAGATTGCTTACTCATTGATGATCCAACTAAAGACAGAGCAGAGGCCAACAGCGCCACGGTGCGACAGTCCATTTGGGACTGGTACACGTCTACGGCGTATACGCGCTTGTCCCCTGGAGGTGGCGTCATTGTCATGGCTACGAGGTGGCATTTAGATGACCTGATCGGTCGCCTTATCGAAAACATGGGGACTGGGCAGGGCGATAACTTTACGGTTATTAACTATCCGGCAATTGCTGAGCAGGACGAAACTCATAGACGAAAAGGCGAAGCGCTGCACCCAGAACGTTATTCGTTAGATCAGCTAAGAAAGATTCAGAAAACTGTCGGATCGCGAGATTGGGCCGCGCTGTATCAGCAGCACCCGATACCTGACGGAGGCAATGTATTCAAATCCGAATGGTTCAAATATTGGACAGAATCAAGCCTGCCTCCTGAGTTTGATCAGATCGTGGCGTCGTGGGATATGACGTTTAAAGACTCTAAGAATTCTGACTACGTGGTGGGTCAGGTGTGGGGCAAGAAGGGCGCAGATTTCTATTTGCTCGATCAGGTCCGAGGTCAATGGGACTTCGTTAAAACGCGCGAGATGTTCCTCATTCTTGCGCAAAAGTGGCCTAAAGCATTACGCAAGTTAGTCGAAGATAAGGCGAACGGATCGGCGATTATTTCAGAACTCCAAAAAACGGTTAGCGGCATTGTCCCGATTACTCCGAAAGAGTCTAAGGAGGCTCGTGCGAGCGCTATAACGCCGTTTTTTGAGGCTGGCAATGTGTACCTGCCTGATCCGAAGAAAACACCATGGATGGGCGCATTTGAGGCTGAACTACTCAATTTTCCAGCCGGCGCCCACGATGACCAAGTTGACTCTCTAAGTCAATGTCTTAATTACTTTAGGAACAACGCAACATACATTCTGTCTAAGGATGTGCTAAAGGCTTTGAAGCGGCCTCCGAGGTTTTGAGTAGTTTTATCTCCTTGGATGAGTTGGCCGCCTGCGTAACTTGTGGGCGGCATTTTTTTTCGATTAACGCAATGAAGAAAAAAACAAACGATAAACACCGCCCGTTAGGTTTGCAGAAACGGGCCGGTGTGGTGGATTATGCTCAGGCCGCCAGTGCTCCGTATTTTCCCAAAGGGAAGACGTTAACGGAGGATGAAGTCAAAGCGCTTTCCTCGTTGCCTGTTACCCTCGGGTTACAAGGTTTAGACGAGGAAGCTAGCAGGGCCGTCTCAATGGCTCATGATTCAGCGTTTGAGGCTAGCCTAGCGGCGTTACAGAGCACGCTCACGGGTCACGCTATGGCGCTGGGACAGTTTCCTACAACGTCTTTCGTAGGCTATGGCGTCCTTCAGCAAATCGCGCAAAATGGCATGATTCGCACCTGCGTTCAAACTGTCGCAGATGACATGACCAGAGAATGGATTCAGGTTACCGGCGGTGATGACGTTGAGAATGAAGCCATCGACAAGCTGCAAGACCTCCAGGAATCAAAGTACAGATTACGGTCTCTATTCAATCGCGCTCAGTCGCTTGTAGGCTTTATGGGCGGCGCCTTGATCTTTATCGATACCGGAGCTGAGAAGCTGGATTTGCCGTTGAATATTTCAGACGTTTCAGCTGAGATCAAGAAAGATTCCGACGTTAAATTTGTTTTAGTTGACCCGATTAACGTATCACCCGGTATGTACAACTCTATTGATCCGTTGAAATCGGATTACATGAGGCCTACACATTGGTACGTTTTAGGGCGCAAGGTTCACGCCTCGCGGCTTCTGCGGCTGGTTGATAACGAGCCCCCGCAGTTGCTCAAGCCTGCCTACAATTTCTTCGGAATTCCGCAGGCCCAAATTCTTTGGGATTACGTTCTTCATTGGAACAAGGCTCGTGAAGCAGGCGTAAACATCCTAGACAAGCTGAATCTCTTAGTTTTCAAGACGGATTTTGCTCAGGTCATACAGACTGGAGGTATCGAGCAGCTCGACGGGAAAATGTCGCTCCTGCAGAGATACCGCGACAATGATTCTGTGTTTGCCTGCGATTCAACCGAGGACGTTCAAAACATTACCGCTACGATTGCAGGCGTGACAGACATTATCCGTCAGTCGCTGGAATTCATAGCGAGCATTAACCGCACCCCTGCGGTAAAACTCTTGGGTATTTCTCCGAGCGGATTTAACGCTACAGGTCAAAGCGATATCAGGAACTATTACGACCACATCAAATCAAAGCAGGAATTAAACAGGAACGCGATTCAGACCTGTTTAAAAATTATCCAGCTTGTTGAGCTTGGGAAAATTGATGATTCAATTTCATTCATGTTTAACGAGTTGGGCGAGGATGACGCCGCGGCCATTGCCATGACTGCTAAAACTCGAGTCGATATGTTGGCCGTACTTCAAGATAGAAACGTCATCAGTGCCGAAGAGGTCCGAGAATCGGTCAAACGCGATCCGGCCACAGGGTTAGATTTTATTGGCGACGAATTGCCTGAAGATATGGAGGGTGATTTGATGACTGATGATCCTGCGGCGACCAACGGCCCTATGCAGGAGTTTTTATCAAACAGGCAAGCTCCGGCGCCGGAAAACAAACCTCACTTGGATGACGTGGACAAATCGGGAGAAATTCATTGAAAACGGCCCGCAGTATTGCCGCCAGTCCTGCGATGCGTCGGAAGTTCGAGAAGAAACTTTTGACATTCGTTAATTCGTTTAGGCGTCGCGTGATCAATGAGATTTTGCTGTATATCGATCAGGAAAATCTCTTAGCCGAAGACGCCTCGTTAACGTTTAGGCCCGATGACCCTCTGGACCGCGAAAGGCTGAGGCAGATCAAGCAAAAGATTAATCGCCTTGTGCTACGTGACCCCGCATTATTCAAGAGCAACGTCGACGCGTTCATCGCTCGAAATATGATGACGTGGTTACGTACAGCGGATAAGGAAACGCAGAAGATCGCGGACTGGTATGTTCGAAACTTATCGGCTGATATCTCGGTTTCTCAGAAGGCTTCATTGACGGCGGCGGGAATTCCTGCTGCCGTGCTTAGGCAGGCCATGCGGGATAGTCGTAAATCGTTCTTTATCACGCCTCAGGCTATAGCTGAACTTCCTAAGCTCGTAACCGAAACCGTTAACCTTATAACGCGCATAAATTCGAGCGATATAGGGAACATTCGAGCGGCATTTCTAGACGCCTACGAAGGCAAGAATACGTACTCTCACATCGTTGAAACGTTAGAGGCTACGAAAGGATTTACCGAAAAACGTGCTAGGCGAGTGGCGATAGATCAGACGTCAAAAATTAGTCAAAAGATTCTTCAAAAGAATTGTGAAGGGATCGGGATTAAGAAAGGCGTTTGGATTCACGTACCCGGGCAATACTCAAGCCGCCCGACTCACATAGAAATGAACGGGAAAACATTCAATCTTAACGAAGGACTTTACGACAAGGCGGTAGACAAAAAGGTTATGCCGGGTTCTCTTTGGTGGTGTAGATGTACCTTCCGTCCCGTCATTGAGGATTAAACCAAGGATTTAAACAAAACCCCGTGAGCTGCGAACTCTCGGGGTTTTAGTAGTCGATTAGCTTAGGGAAACATCGACCATGAAGGTAATTTTAACAAAACATCTATGTAAATTGGCTCTGAAAATGTCACTTCGAGAAACAAAGCTATGCATGGCCGCAGAAATAGCTAGATGGCTTTTAGTAGTGATTCTTTCGTGCGTAGCGTGGGTATCTGTTGTGTATGCATTTAGATTCACATTTGGGAATTGATTTCATATCTTGACCCCGCTTAGGTCGTAACTAAGGGAAGCTACTAATGAATAAAGAAAATCGTTGTATTGCGTTTGACTCCGTTAGCCTGCGAACGGTTGACGCGAATGGCTTTCTACACGTTGAAAGTTCACCGTTAACGCGTGTGCAGGTTGCGCCTTATCTAGGCCGAGAAATTTCAGGCTGGGAGTCTCAAGGGCTGGACCCTGAAAAAATCTATCACGCATACAGACCGCCGGAAGAACTCGCCAGCGAAGAAACAATCAAATCTATTAACGGTATTCCGATTCACCTAGAGCATCACGATGATTCAGGCGAACCTGAAGACAAAAAATCTCGGGTAGGAACTACCGGAACCGACGGGGCTTTTAAGGCCCCGTTTTTAATGAACTCACTTCATATTTTCGATCAGGACGCGATTAATCGGATCAATGACGGGAGCATGAAGGAGCTATCCCTAGCGTACACGTATATCCCTGAGTTTAAGGCAGGGGATACGGATGACGGGGAACACTACGATTTTGTACAGCGTCAAATTAGAGCTAACCATTTGGCGCTAGTTGAGAAAGGGCGAGCTGGCCCGACCGTGAAGGTTAGCGATACAGGTAAGGATATCAATATGGCAGATATTGAAAACAAAGACGCTGGCACCGAGCAGAAAGAAGTTGACCTCGCCCAGAAAATTATTGACCTGCATAAGGTTGATGAAAATGGCAATGTTGTTGACGCATCCGATGAAGACAAGGAAGCGGCCATTGCAAAAATTCTCGACGAGCTGAAAAGCAAGGGCATGGGAGATGACGATCTCAAGAAAATGAAGGATACGTTGTCTGATTTGGCTTACTCAAAAGCTACAGGCGATGAAGCTCCAAAGCCCGCTGAAAACGAAACCAAGGATGACGATGTCGAACTTGACGAAAAAATGAAGGACCCGACATTTAAGGATGGTTTTGAGGCTGGTGTTCTTTATGGCGAAAAACGTGAAAAAGCCGATCCAAAGCGCATTGATCGAGACCATGAGCGAGAAGGGGAAGAGCGTTACTTGCAGGGTGTTGAAGACGCGTTGAAATCCTGCGGCCTTGATGACGCTCCGGATGCTGTCAAAAATGCCTTCAAGGAAGGCTATAAGTTCACGGCAAAAGAGGCCGAAGACGATGGCGAAGAAGTGAAAGGCGTCGAAGAAAAGGTAGACGAAACGGTGAAAGCATCCGATTCGTTTAAGGCCCTTAAGTCCGCACTCGTCGACGAAATGACTGCGATTGAAGAGGTCAAGCCGATTGTCGGGGCTATTCGTTTAGGTGCGTACGACTCTGCTGGTCAGGTTTATTTAGCCGCCTTGAAGAAATTGGGCATTAGGGGCGTAAGTGTGTCTCAAGCCCGAATTGCTTACCGCGCTTACATCGCAGGCCGTCAGGGTTCTTCTAAGTCCATGGCACGCGATTCAGCTCCGAAAGAAGAACGCACAGCGCTCACTTCCATTCTTGAAAAAGTAAATTAAAGGAGTTTTTGATGCTTCAAAAAACAGTAAATCTTTACCCTGCAGTAGGTATTGCAGGCCAGCAGGTGGCTTTCAATCAGGCGGTATACACGCCGCATAACTACCTAAGCGATGGAACCGTGGCTTGCGGTACTTTCGCTTTTGCTAAGGCCGTAACAAGCTCCACAACGGCCGTTCAATTCCCTATCGCTTCTGCAACAGGAGCCGCAGGGGACAAGGTAGTAGGTCTTGTCGAACGCACTTTCACGGCTTCTCTGCCGTCCTACGACGAGGATACTGATATTTATCCCGAGGGCGCTGAGCTCACCATCGCCGAACGCGGGGATTACTACATTGTTGCTCCGGCTGCCGCTACGGTCGGTCAGTCGGTTCTTTGTGATCCGACTACCGGAAACATCACATTCGGAACTGCCGGCGCCGCAAATGATACAGGCTGGGTAGTTCGTACGGCTGGCGCTAAGGATGACGCGATCATTATCTCTAATCACGGCTTGTCTATTACGCCTGCCGCGTCTGGTGGCAACTAATCGAGGAAAATTAACATGGATGATTTCAAACTAGCCCAAGAAAAGGGCATTGGCGGCGAAGGCGTTAAAGGCTTTATGCCGTTTACTTCTACGAAAGACGGAAAAATCAAGGTTGACTACGACGCCGCAGCACGTTCTATCGCTCGAGACGCGGCCTTGCAGACACCTGTTTCCGTGGGCGTGCCTGCGCTGTTTACAACGTTCATTGATCCGAACGTTGTTCCGATTTTATTCGCGGCTCAGAACGCTTCTAAGGTTTACGAGGCAGAACGCAAGGGCGACTGGACCTACAACTTCATGACCTTCCCTGTAGAAGAGTATGCAGGCGGCGTAACACCGTATTCCGACTTTACGGAAAACGTTTCTTCTGACGTTAACTTTGCGTATCCGACACGCGAAAACTTCCTCTTCGAAACCGTTATCAAATACGGTGATAGAGAAGCAGGCGTAGCCGCACAAGCAAAGCTCAATCTCGTAAGCTCCAAGCAGCAGGCCGCCGCTTATGTGCTGGCTATGGCGCATAACAAGTTCGCCCTGTACGGTGTTGCAGGCAAGAAAATTTACGGTATGTTGAATGACCCAAACCTGCCGGCTTCTATCGCACCGAACTCTGTGAATACAAAATCCACATGGCCCGATAAAATCGCTGCCAATGTGGAGGGCGCCGCTAATATCGTCTACGACGACGTTAATAAGTTGTGGGCTCAGTTAGCCGCTAATAACGGCGGTTTGCTGGATCAGAATATGCGAATTGTTTTAGCCATTAGCAATAAACGAGCCGCGTATCTTACTCAGCCTAATTCCTTCGGTCTTACCGCAATGAAAATGCTCAAAGGTTCTTTCCCGAACATTGAGATTGTTCAGTTGCCGGAACTTAGTACCGGCGCCGGTGAAATGCTCTTCATGGTTGTGCCTGAGTTTATGGGCGTAAAGACAGGTATTTCCGCTTACTCGGAAAGACTTTTCTTAGGCCGCGTTATTCCTGAGCTTTCTTACTTCAAACAGAAGGCTGTCGGCGGCACGTGGGGCGCTATTACTCGGCGCCCGAACATGGTGGCAACTATGCTTGGTATCTAAGCAACTCTCAAAACAACAAACCTACAAGGGGCTTCGGCCCCTTTTTTAATTCACGGAGATTTAAAAATATGGCAAGACGCGCAAAAACTACACCGGTAACAGGCGGAGAAATTGTAGGTTCCACGTTTGAAGAAAAGGATAAAGTCAAGGGTTCAACTAAAACAAGCGACACTGTTTTACTCGCGGTTTGTTTACCTCACGGGCTGATTTTTGATGACGTTCCCTGCGGCAACGGAAATACTAAAACGATTGTTTTCCCGGGTTTGAATGATTCTCTTAGAACTAAACGCGAGGGAATTCTAATCGGCGCCGGAAATGCTATTGCCTTCCGAATTGATCGCACTGATTGGGAAAATATTCAAAAAATGCATGGCAGGGAGGCGGTATTTACAGGCGTAAATGGCGGCATGCCTTGCATTATTGAAATGAAAGACAAGACCGAATTCAACGCTCGACGCGATGAAATTGCTGAGGTAGATCACGGCTTGAATCCGATTCAGCCTGAGTCCGTCAACGTGAAAGAAGTAAAAACTGAGGAGTAATTTATGGCTGTTGTTATCTTTGATCCTGAGAATTTTCGAAAGCTATATCCGGCGTTTTCGGATGAGAACAAATATCCTGATGAAGTTCTGACTGAGTACTTTGATATAGCAGCAGAATTCGTAGGGAACTCAGATAGCACAAGTTTTGCGCCATATGATCCTGATAACCATGTCTATTTGCGGAAGCGCCTCTTGGACTTGGTTATGTGTCACCTCTTAACGTTAGACGAAAATACGACGGGGCCCGTAGGAAGAATCTCAAGCGCTTCACAAGGCTCCGTTTCAACTTCCTTCGAGTTACTGAAAACCAATTCTTACATAGGCGACTGGTGGGCGCAGACGCGGTGCGGAGCGCAATATTGGATCATGACCGCTCGCTATCGCGTCGGAGGGCGTTTTTACGGCGGTTCTAACTATCATCCGTGGGGATAGAAAATGGGCATCAAAATTACCGATCACGGTATTTTTAACGATCTAAAAAAGAGCGCTGTTCTAAACAAAAATACCCATGCTGAAATCGGAATTATGATGCCGGATATCGCCACCATTGGGATGTATCTTGAGTACGGATGGGATCAGAGGGTAACGGCCAAACAGAATGTTTATCTATCAAGCGTCTTGGGTTTACCGGTAAAAGATAAAGAGGGTAATTGGATTCAAAATTTTGCCCTTCTTCATTTGCCCCCGCGTCCGTTCATGCGTGCGACGTTTGCCGAGAAAAATAAAGAGTGGAAGAAGCTTTTTGAATCTCAATTCAAGAAAACACATGACGTAAGGACGGCGTTAGAAGCCATGTGCATCATGGCTTCTTCTGATATCAGCGCAACGATTAGAAATAACGGAACGGCGTCTAATCCTTTTCCTAACCGTTCTCCGTTGACTATGGCCATGCTGCAGGCGATGGGCGAAATTGATAAAGCTAAGCGCCAGCAAAAAGGACAAGCAGCGGTTAGCAACACGACAACCGATAAAGCGCTTATGCGAACCGGTGTTTTAGAAAAGAGCATTACTTACAAAATCCATTCTTAACATGCTGAATCTACATGATATTGTCCGAAGTGCGATAACTCAAAACTATGCAGATGCAGAGCTAAAAATCTATCGCTCTATAGGGCAAGAAAACGTTAGCGGGATTATGACCGCGTTTTACGCTCCGGCTGAAACTATTCGCGGCAATTTCCAAAGCGAAGGCGATGCAGCGCTGGATCATGCGAATTTGGCAGGTCAGAACACAATTATTCGTAAGTTGTACCTCTATGCCTCAAGCGACCGAAAAATCCGCCCTTGGGCTCAATACAGGCCTCTCGCGAGGACCGGCGATTACATCGAAGATTCGAAGGGCGGTTATTGGCGGATCACTGCAGTGTTAGAGGATTTTTCGGATGCAGGCTGGGAATGCGTGCGGTGTACGTTTGAGGAAACTCCGATCACGTTAAACATTAAGGAGGACGAAAACGATGACGGAGACAGTGAATCTAACTCCTAATTTTCGGGCTGCATTGTATGAGTTTATTGCTCAGTTCGCCGCTCCGGTGATTGATAAATCCGCGATTTTTTACGGCAATCAGAACAATATCGCTCTACCGGAAAATAATGACTACATTGTTTTTTCGTATTTATCGAGTGTCCGACATGGCACGAACTCAGAGCGATGGGAGAAAACGGACGGCAACGATTATCTTTATTTGAGCAATACGATAGAGGTCATTGTTCAGATTGATTGTTACGCTGTCACGACAAACGGCAATGACGGCATTAACGCTATGTTGAGAGCGCAGGCCCTCGAAACAGTTGCCCGATCGACGGCAGGCGTTCAGTTCTTTAATGACCGCGGTATTTCGTTGTTGTATGCAGACGATCCGAGGGATGCCACGTTCGTAGGCGATTCGGATTCGTATGTAAGACGTTCAACGTTAACGATTCATTTAAGTTTCGAAAGCCAAGTTAGAACCTCAGTAGATTATTTTTACGACGTTAAACTTGACCTTAAAAATGTTGATGTTTCGTATCCACCGGTAGAAGATGACAATGCAAACAACAAGTAAGAAAGAAAAACTTGCTTTTGCGCAAGGCATGGCATTCCGTTTAGGTTCGGCGTACGGGAAAGGCAAAAAATGTGCTCAGGATGCCGCTAAGTGGATTACCGTAAAACCTAACGGGGCTGAATCAAAAGGTCGACCGGCTTTGATCGATGATGAAACAGGCCGCGTTATTGGAGGTATGGGCGGTAAATTTACCGGTAAACATATTTCTGAGGCCAAAAGTGAGAAGAAACTTCGTTCCGAACGAGATAAGCAAAGAGCAGATAGAAGGAAACAGCGCCAGCCATTACCGGAAAAGCTCGATTTTAAAAATCCGGAAAAGATACCTGCAGATTCTATTTTGCAAAATAGAGACCGCTCCAGCGTAGCAAGTCAAACTCAAATTCACCGAATATCTCAAGACCCTGATTACGATCGTTTAAGCGGATCGAGGGAATTTGGTTCCGGCGCCCCTGTTGTGGCATTCGGTTCAATACCAGAAAATCAGCTCGGTAAAAAAGAATGGGCCACAATGCCGGACGGTACTAAATACGCCGTTCAATATGCTGTAGTAGAAGCAGATAAGGTATTAACTTCGAATGACGTTCACGGGCTTACGAACAAAGAGTATTACTCCGATGATCCTTCCAAGATTAGAGCTATTGCCGGAAACGGACGTGTGACGGGTCTTACAAGTGCCTATCAAAAAGGAAACGCACAAAAATACAACGATGATCTTTATGACGACACATCGCATGGAGTAGACCAAAATGTAATAGATCGGATGAAAAATCCGATTCTTGTAAGAGTCATGCAGCCGAAGGATGTTACTAAAGATATCGGAGATAAAAGTAACGTTGTCGGTAATATTCAAATGACGGCTGTTGAACAAGCCCGCAATGACGCAAATAGAGTCGATTTCAAAAACATTAAAACATACTCAGACGGAAGTCCGACTAAAGAAACGATTACCGAATTTGTCAAACGTATGCCTGAGTCCGAGCAGGCGGGCTTGATCGATAAAGAAGGTAATCCGACACGCCAAGCCTTATACCGCTTCAATGCCGCAGTTTTTGAGAAAGCGTATGAAAATGAAGGGTTGACGAATTTATATGCTCAAGCGCTTGATCCAGATAGCAAGAATATTATTAACGCCCTCGAAGGGGCTGCGTCAAAAATGCAAGAGCTTAGGGACGCTGGTTCCAACTATGACATCAGGGATATCGTCTCTAAAGCCGCTATGAGAGCAGTTAATGCTAGACGGGAGGGGATCAACCTTATATCCGAGGCGGCTTCTCAGGATTTGTTTAACAAGAGCTCTGAGAACTCGGCCGAGAATATGATCATCAAGTTATTCGCAGATAACGCACGTTCGCCTAGGGTAATTTCAGAAAAACTTAATAAGTTGACAGACGTTCTTATGGAAGAATCGAGATTGGCCAAATCCTCCATGTTTGGCGATGACATTCCGCGAGATGAAATAATTAAAAAAGCACTGTCTAAGGATGCTGCTTTATCAAAAGGGAAATTAAACACTGCAGCACTTAATTACTGGAAGCAAAAGGGCGGTGATTTCCTTGACAAATTCTTCTCGTCATTTGTGCGGGATAAGGATTTTATTAGCGGTCTTAATAAGATCTGAATAAGTTGATTTTCAGGTGTGGTCCTTAACCACATCACAAAAAATTATTATCGGCGCCTTCGGGCGCTTTTTTATTTGAGGAAAAAACATGTCAATCAACGCTAATCGTTTGGTTTCCATTACGCCTCGGGTTATCGGGGCCGGAAGCGCCGATCTTGAAACCAACGGCCTTTTGTTAACTCAGAACGCTTTAATTCCTGCAGATACGCCAGCGCTTGAATTTGTGACCGCTGCTTCTGTAGGAAATTATTTCGGTGCAGAATCCCCCGAGGCGGATTTTGCTAATCAATATTTTTCCGGCGTGAATAATCAGCAAAGGGCCGTAAGTCGCTTGTTTATTGCCCGTCGTATCAATGAAGACGCCGCCGCTTGGATTAAATCTGCTCCGATCTCTGCTCAGTTGTCTGATTTGACGGCGATTACTGCAGGTTCCCTAACGATTACAGTTAACGGCACGGAAAAAGAAGTTGTTAATCTGGACTTCTCCAGTGCGAAATCTTTCAGCGATGTTGCTGCTGAGCTGGCTACGGCTATCGGGGCTGTATCAGGTGCATACAACTCTGATCAAAACGCAATCATTCTCACGACTACGGAAACAGGCGATACAACCTCTATTTCCTTCGCTACGAGTGCTAGTACCGGTACCGACGTATCTGCGCTTCTCGGATTGACCGATGGCGCCGGCGCCGTTTTATCGCAGGGCACGGATGCCTTAACGGCCGCTCAAAACATGAACCTGATTACTACGGTTTCTCGTAATTGGGTTGGCTTTACGACGCTCTATAGCACTGAGTTTGATGAGGCCTCGGCACTGGCTGCATGGGCAGATATCGATGATGATTATGTGTACTTTGATTGGTCTACAGACACCAAAATGACGAATCAGAGCACGCAGGCCACGACGAAAGCCGCCCAATTAGCTGAGAATAATTACAACTGTTTGGCGATGGTCTACGGTACCGCTCAGGAAACCGCAGTTTTCCTTGCGGTCGGTGCCTCTATTGATTGGTCGGCAATTCAAGGCATTAAAACGTGGTTCGCAAAGTCGGCTTCCGGTATTAAAGCCTCTGTTTTATCCGATGAAGTCTCTGAGGCCTTGGATGATCTTAGAGTTAACTATGTGGGCGCGTTTGCGACACGTAACGCTGAGTTTGATTTCATTAACCGAGGATGTCTCTTATCCGGTATTTATCAGTGGATTGACGCTCTGTATGGCATGATTTGGTTCAAAGCTCGTATCCAGCGCCAGATTATGGACGGGTTTGCTTCGATCAACCGTGCTCCGTACAACGCAGTCGGATTTGCGTATGTTGAGGCTTGGTTACTTGACCCGATCAATGACGCTAAACGGAATGGTGTGATTGATACAGGCCTTGCGTTATCTAACTCTCAGGTTCAACAGCTGTTGACGGAAACGAATAATCCGACGATTAAGCAAGACCTCTATTCCAAAGGCTATTGGTATTTGATTGAGGCTCCTTCTGCAAATGTCAGAACTCAAAGAGGAAGTCCACGGCTCGGCTTATTTTTTACTTACGCCGGGAGCATTCAACGAATCGAAATGCCACTCACCGCAGTCATGTAATCAAATTTTCACAACCGAAAAGACCCGTCGTAATGGCGGGTTTTTCTTTTAGGAATAAATAAAAATGCCTAGACAAAATTTTGACATCACATCTGCCAATGCGTCAGCAGTGATGACGATTGAAGATCTATATCCGAACGGGATTAAGCTGGAGCGGTTCTCTACCGACGCCGCTATCGTTGCAGATTCTCAGCAGATTGCGGAGACCCGCATGGGCGTTGACGGTAATATGTCCGCGGGTGTCACGCCTAACATCTATCCGGTCACGATCACTCTAGAGGCTAACTCTCCGTCTGCTACAGCATTTTCTACGTTGCAAGAAGCGACGAGCGCGAATAAACAGCTCTATATCTGCAACCTGACAATCAAAATCCCGTCGATCGGCAAAACCTACCAATTCTCAAACGGCGTTTTGCAGACGGCCAATCCTATGCCAGCCTTGAATAAAGTGCTGGCTCCGACCACTTGGGTATTCCACTTTGAAAAAATGGAGCGCGTGTAATGAAGGAACCGAAAATTATTAAATTGGAAGACGGCGGCAATCAGCTGACCTTCAAAATTTACCCATTCCCTGCAACAAAATCCGAAGACCTGATGATTCGGATTGCCTTGATGACGGGGAAAAATCTCGATATCGAGAGCGAAATGGGATACAAAGACGTGATCAAAGCGCTTGTCAGTGTTCCACACGTCGAAGCCAAGGCTCTGTTAGATGAGTTGCTTTCCGAGGCCTACAAAGTGGACGGAAAGAGTGAGATTAAATTCTCCTTTGATGACGCTGATGGCTATATCTCCAGCCCGCTGACCATTCTCAAACTCAGAATCGAAAGTTTCAAGGCGAATTTCGGTTTTTTTCCCGACTTAATCCGCCAGTTCTACCCCGCAGAGCAGAGTTCCTAGCAGATTGCGCGAAAGTTCGAGGCGTGGCAGTCACAACTCAACTCACGCCTCTAATGTCCCGTTTGGTCATGGGCGGAATGGCCTCATTAGTCGAACTACAAACTCAACTAACGCTAGAAGATGCCTACGCATTAGACGAGGCATTGCTAATTAAAAACTACAACTCGTGGGTAGCGCAAAAGAGCGCATGACATCATGGCCAAAACAACTGACTCTTTAGTTATTGATGTATCCGTCAATTCCAATGACGTAATCAAGTTTTTTGAGGTCTTATCCGACAAACTGAATCAGTTGCTCGGATACGCTCAATCAGCCGGAGAAAAGCTAGATTCTATTGGCGACGCAACTGATGGTATTAACAAAGCTTCTGCGTCATTTGATGACGTAAGTCAAAACGCCAAGAAAACCTCTAAAGCAGTAGAAACGGTCGGAGAGAGTGGCGAGACAGCAGGGAAGAAGGTTGTTAAATCCTCCAAGAACGCATCAAAATCGCTTTCTCAGCTTGATTCTGTAGCTAAGCGGGTATTTGCCTCTATCAAAAGCTATGCCGCTCCTTTGGCGGCTATGTTCGGCGCCAAGCTCATGTTTGGGAACTTCTTAGATGAAGGAGCCAAACTTGACGATATTTCTAAGAAAGTTCGTATGAACGTTTCTGAGATTGATGCTTGGCGTAAGGCGAATGTAGCAGCAGGAGGTTCCGCAGAAGCTTTTACGCAGGCTATGCAGGCGTTTACCGAGCGTACCGGCGCCAGTGGTGAGGTATTTCTTCGCATGGGAAAACAGCTCAACGGCATGACGGGAGCGCAGGCTAATTACGCCCTGAAATACTTAGGATTGACTCGAGAAAGTGCCGCCGTTTTTCTGCAAAACAATAAACAGATGGGCGAGCTGGTTGAGACATATCGCAAACTGGCACTAACGCCTAAAGATGCTGAAAACGCTCGCCGATTCAAAATTTCGTGGCAAGTCACCGGAATGGCGATTCAGCATATCGGCAATCAGTTCGCAAAGTTCTTTATCCCGTGGGTTGAAAAGACGGTTAAGGTTTTCGGTGATGCGTCACTGTTTATCGGAGAGCATAGCCAATTCATCAAAATCGCTTTAACCGGCATTGCTACAGCAGCGGCATTGGCGTTTGGGCCTAAATCCGCTTTGATGATGGCGGGTAAAGTATTAGCGTTTTTAACAGGACCTATAGGCCTTGTTATCGCGGGCGTATTAGCTCTAGCGGCGGCGATAGATGATCTTGTTACGTTCGCTAAAGGCGGTCCAAGCGTATTTGAGGATTTTTTGAAATCCGTGGGTTACACGGATAAACAAATCCAAGAAGTCAGACAGTCTTTTAAAGACGCTTGGAAAGCGGTTTCTGACCTCCTAGAGAAACTATCGCCTCTAAAAGACATGTTCATGGAGGCGTTCGGCGAGGCGGTTGTAGCGGTTATTACAGCCGTTGTCGGTTTTATCGGAGATTTAGCCAAGGACATTGCTAACCTGATTAATACCATGCCGAAGATGAAGGATAACTTTGTTAAGGCGTGGGAGGAAATTAAATCTGGTTGCGCCGGGATTTTCAAGTGGCTAGAAGACAAAATGAAGTTTTTCACAGATTGGAAACTACCGGATTGGGCTTCTAAATCAATTGATACCGTGGGCGGATGGTTCGGATTAGGTGACGATAAAAAGGCGCCGGTTACCACGCCTCCGGGTGCTCAAGCCGGCCCAGCTGCTTCGATTGTTCCTAAAGCCTCTTCTTCTGTTATTAACGCTCCGATGAAAACAGATGTCAGTATTACGATCCAAGGTAACGCCGATCCTAAGGCCGTTCATGACGCCGCTTATCGGGCTGTAATGGAAGGGCAGGGGGATTATGAGGACATGTTGCAAAATTCGGCAAGCGGATATCGTCAAGGTGGTGGTTAAATGGCAAGCCTAAACTCAGTAATGTCGATTAGCTGGGCGGTGGTAGGCAATAACCTGCTGCCGTTCGTTCCATACACCTCTATCGGCGCGATTGACGCAGATAAATCTTCAAAAGTTCCGACAGAACCGATAGAAAACGGACAGCTTGCGGCGTTTAATATCGTGCGGGAGCCTGAGCGCGTTAACGTTGAGTTTTTATTTAACGGTAATTACGCGATTCAGGTTTTGGCGCTGGCGATGCTAGACAAGCGATTAAACAGTACCGATACCTGTACGATATTCAGCCCTGCCAAAATTTGGCGAAATATGGCGCTGGATCACTACGACTTCTCACGAACTCAAACGACCGGCGCCTGCATGTTGACCGTGCACGCATCTTTTGTTGAGATCGTATCGGTCAATCTAAGCCAGCAGAAAACCTCATATTCACCCAAACGAGCTACATCGGCTAATAAGGTGAACACCGGACAAGCTCAGGTAAAACCGAGCTTGCTTAAGGGCATTACCAGCTTCTTTAAAAAATGAATCAGATCGTTATAAGTGCCTTGCCGTTTCAAGAATTCTCCTGCGTTCTCGGCGGTCAAAACTGCGTTATCAGGTTGCGGCAGATTGCCGAGTATCTCTATTGTGATTTAGCGGTAGACGGCGTTCAAATTTTTGCAGGGCGCCGATGTTGCATCGGAACAGACATCAATTGTTATCCAACGCCTCTATTTTCGGGGCGTTTGTTTTTTATAGACACGCTCGGGAAATCAGACCCGCAGTATCAAGAATTAAATTCTCGATGGCTGCTAGTTTACGAGGAGGCAGAAAATGCCGTCGCTCCTACCGAAAATTGATAAAAACACGACGTACACGCAAAAAGAAGTGGCAGTTACGGTAACGCTGGACGGGCAAGAGGCCGTTACGTTTCAAGGGTTCGCAGTCAAGTGCTCGATTGAAAAATCCGGCTGTCCCGCGTTTCCTAAGGCCAAACTCGAACTCAAAGGATTGTCCTTAGCAACAATGGAACGTCTGACGCACTTAGGTTTTAAGTCGTTTTCGTTGAAGCGGAACAAAATCAATATTTCTGCAGGTGAAAAGGGCAAAACGTTATCCGTTGTTTTTAAAGGTGAAATCGTTAACGCATGGGCAGACTTTAACGCCGCTCCTTCTCCTGTTTTTAAAATTGAAGCAAACTGCGGTCTGTTCCCCGCGTTAATTCCCCAGCCGCCGATATCGGTAAACGGCAATCAGACTGTAACGGGGCTGATTGATCAGATCACTAAAGAGATCGGATACACGCTCGAAAATAACGATATCACCGCTTCAATAAAGGACTGCATTATCGATGGTGATCCAGTCACAAAAATGAGGCGGATTGCTAATGCCGTTGGTGTTGATTTGATTTTTGATGATGAAAAAGTCGTACTCATTAAAAACCATGGGACTCGCAAAACTCAGGGATCAGTTCCACTAATAAACGCAACGAATGGAATGATCGGGTATCCGACGTTCACAAACAACGGAATTAACGTTTCTACGTTTTTTAGGCCTGATCTACGTATTGGGGCGAATTTCAAATTAGAAACGATCGTCCCTCGAGCCTCAGGAACTTGGAAAATTACGGGTCTGCGCCATGAACTATGTGCAAACGACCCCGGCGCTCAGTCGTGGAAGACAAACATAACAGCAATTTATCCTAGGTGGTGATATGAGCAGTCAAGAATATAGTGCGAATTACAACGAGTTCGCAGGCTCCAGCCCCATTAACGCATTAGAATTTTTCGTCAAATCTCTGATCTCTAAAACCGTTTACACCGCGTTCCCCGTAACAGTTACAGCAGTGAAAAGAACCGGAACAGGCTCTGGCGCCGGCTATGTAACTGTTAAACCGCTGCTCATGCCTCGAAACGTTGAGGCTCAAGGGATTGCAGTTACAACTATTCCCAAGTTGCCGTATTTCCGTCTGCAGCACGGAACCGCTGCAGTCGTTTGTGATCCAAAAGTTGGGGATATCGGTTTGGCCGTGGTAGCTAAGCAAGATATATCAAACGTAAACGGCGATAACACGCCTAAAGTGCCTGCGACATTTAGAGAGTTTGATCGCTCTGATTCGTTCTATATCGGTGGTTTTTGGGGACCGGAGCCGTCTACTTTTATTCATATCGAGGACAGCGGGGAGATCACAGTTGAGGCACCTACAAGCGTCGTGATTAAAACCGATTCCTGCACGGTCAACAGTAAAACGATCGAGCTAAACGGTTCGGCTTCTATTTCTCTCACTTCGCCGCAAATCAATCTCAACGGCGCGATTAGCGGAGGCGGTTCGGGTGGCGCTAATGCAACCTTTAGCGGAGACGTTAAAGCCAAGGGTATCAGCCTCACTACTCATACTCATTCCGGCGTTCAATCTGGTAACTCCAGCACCGGAGGCCCTCAATGAAAGAACTAGAAGAAATGAGCAGAAAAATAGAATTATTGGAAAACCAAGTTAGGCGGTTGGAAAGGAAGCTCTTAAGACCTGTCACAAACCAACGTCCGAGGAATCCTCAAGAGTTTAAAACTTCTCCTTATTCGAAAACTGGGGGATGTGGTCTGAAAAGAAAACCTGATACCCGCGAATGTTGGGATTGGTAAAAAATGGCTCACACTGCAAAAACAGCTTTATTAACATCTAATTGGGATTTACAGCTCACGCCTGAGGGGAATATTTTGCTCACCTCGGGAGCTTTAGCGATCGCGCAAAATCTCGCTAATGAAATCAGACTCTGGACCAATGACGCCTATTACCAGCAAGAAAACGGAATCGCGTGGAAAGAGGTACAGCTGGCTAAAAAACTCGATCCGTCAGTTTTGGCTCAAATTATTCATGAGGCAGGCAGCCGCGTTGCAGGCGTGAAATCCGTTAATTCAGTAACAGTTACTGACGTCGACGAGGAATCTCGAACTCTGCACGGTGAGATCACGATCACCACTGATTCAGACGAAACAACCGCATTTATTTTTTAATCATCATGACTCAGATTATTTTTAATCCGCTGGTAGGTGTTGAATTGCCTAGCACTCATGAAATCCGAGAGGATTTAGGTGAAAAAATTCAACAGGCCTTTCAAACATCCCCAACCGACCCGTTGCTCAACATTGAGCCCAGCTCACCGATGGGCCAAGTTTTAGATTTAATCGTGGCGGAGATTGAGGCTAAGAATGCGGAAATTGCATTTTTGGCTAATATGGTCAACCCCGAGACTGCAACCGGTAAATATTTAGACGCATTGGCAGCGCTTTATGGTCTGGACAGAAAAATCTCGGAGCCTACGGTTGTGAATTGCGTTCTAACAGGGTTAAAAGGAACGTTGATCCCGTACGGCGCTATCGCTCAGGATTCTCTCGGAAATCAATACCGCCATTCAGCTGCCAACGGAGCTCAGATTGACGATACAGGCTCGGTGACTACTACGTTCACGGCGATTAATCACGGGCCTCTTGAGGTTGCAGTGGGATCGGTTAATCGTATTGTCACGACGATTGCCGGCTGGGATTCAATTACTAATCCGACTGCAGGTGTTATTGGCAGAGATGAAGAAACGGATGCGGAATTAAGGAACCGCATGATTGAATCCTATGCGGTTAATGCGACAGGCTATGTAGAGGCTATTGAGGCTAATTTAGCGGCCCTAGAGGGTGTATTGGACGTTCGAGTACTAGAGAACCCGACGAATGCCGAGGTAACGCAGTACGGCGTCGCTATAGATCCTCATTCCATTTTGATCGCTATTGTCGGAGGCGAGGATTCCGATATCGCCAAAACGATTTACCAGCGAAAAGATGCCGGCTGCGGGACCACAGGTGATTATGAAGTTCAGTTTATTGACGAAACGTATTACAACGCCACATATAACTACAAAATCGTCAGACCTCAAAATCAGTCGTTAAAAATCTCAGTTGCGTTCTTTGGCACGAGCATGAACGAGACTGAGAAAAATAACGTGATCCAAGCCATTATTCAGGACGCTCTCGGACAAGGCGCTAACGATCGAATTTCGCTTGCTAGTACGGTTTACGCGTCTCGTTTTTATCAGGCGATTCAGTCTCAAACCTCGGCTCCGATTGCTCAAATCCAAGTCGGCTTAGGAACCGGAGCACTCGGATCAAGCGTTCAAATCCCTGCGAATATTGAACCGACGATTAGCGAATCCGACGTCTCAATTATTTTTACCGGAAATTAAATATGGCTGATTCTGTCACTTGGCGGAATATTCTCAGCGTTACGGATTTCCGCAAAATTTCTAACGTCCGATCGTTGATTTCAATCGCCCTGCAGTCGCAATACTCGCACTCAGAGCGATATCGACAACTCGGATTGTTGTTCAATGCTGAAATAGACGCGTCCCCGCAATTGGACGCGTTTTTTAATAACGTTTTGAACCCAGATACAGCTTTAGGCGTATGGCTGGATTGGTGGGGCAAACGAGTGGGCGTTAACCGCAACCTCGTTGTTGACGGGGTTGATACTCGTTTAGATGACGAATTTTTTAGGTTTTTGATCTTTTATCGCGCCGTCGTAAACGTCTCTAACGGGACCTCTGAAACAATCAATCGACTATTGACAAAACTCATAGGGTTACCGGTTTTCGTCTCTGACTATCAAGACATGACGATACGTATCCGCATTGTTGGAGAACCTACGAGTGTGCAGGTTGCGATTTTGAAAAATTACGGGCTTTTGAACAGGCCCGCGGGTGTTCTCGTAAACGTTGAAGCCGTCGCTCCGAATGAGCTGGTGTTCGGTTTCTTCGGTTCTGAACTTCTTCCGTTTAATCAGGGTGTATTTAACCCGGCAAGAAACATTGAGATTTAATCATGTCGAATTATCCTAAGTATTTAATGGCATCACCTATCGGCATTCTGGGCGATATCGTGATTCCGCCGAAAACAGCAACGGAGGCGGGTTTAGGACGCCTATCTCAGCAAAACGGATGGGGCGTGGAGAACTCACAGCCAATTGAGCAGGGAGGTATACCGCCGTTCAGAACTGACTTCAACGGAGTTTTCTTTCTTCTTTCTCAATTAGTCTATTGGTATCAGCAGGGCGGAATTATGAGATATTCCGCCACTATTGACTACGAGATCGGGAATGAAGTTCTTCAGAACGGTACTAAATATCGATGTGTTGCCCCCAATGGTCCATCGTCTACTAAAGTGGCGCCGGGATCAGATCGAGCGGTTTGGAAAAACATTGATATTACCGTTCCTGCCGGCGCCGTCATGCCGTTTTACAACGTCACCTTAGGCGGATCAGACAATCGGCGTCCGATTTTTTGGGGCTCTACTCAGGCTGACGAGGGCTGGGTTCTTTGTGACGGAGGAAGCGATGGCCGAGGCGGATTAACGCCGAATTTGGTAGACAGGTTTCTTAAAGGCTCGACGGTAGCTAATCAAGGTACAAAGGGCGGAAACGCAGAACTCAACATTAACAATATTCAGGTTAATGGCACTATTGGCGGAACAGCGTTAACGGTGGCCCAGTTGCCTCCGCACACTCACGTAGGCTCCACAGCGCCTGCGGGGAATCATGCGCACACTCGGGGGAGTATGAATATCACAGGCGAGTTTGGAGGGCTGGAACACTATGATTCAGTAGTTGCTACCGGATGTTTCTACAAATCTCGCTTAGGAGTCATTGGAACGAAAGGCTCTGACGAGGACAACTGGGCCATTGGGATGGACGCTTCTCGTTCATGGTCGGGCGAAACTTCTTACAACGGTCAACACCAGCACGGATTAAGTATTCAGAACACCGGAAGCGGTCAAACGCATACACATACACTAAGCGCAAATACAAGCATCACGGGGGTTTCAAACGAACCCCCATTTTATTGCATGGCGTATTTCGTCCGGTTGCCGGAATGAGGTGAAAAATGGCGAAATTAAAGAAATTTGATTTTCACTATACGCCTACCGGAACCGGCGTAATTAGTGGCCCTGCAGTCCTTCAGCAGACTGAGGATGCAATTAATGAGATCGGAGAGTATGCAGACAACGCATCCGATAACTCAGAAGAAGCGTTAAACATTGCAAAGGAAGCGAGGGAAACAGCTCAGACCGCTAACTCCACCTCTTCTAATGCCTTAGCCGAAGCGAACGCCGCCAATGAAAAAGTAGCAACGTTAAAACAAGTTGTAGACGATTGGGACGCCAACATTCAAGACGCAGTTGCCGCGTCTAAATCTGCAGTAGACGCCTCTACCTCGGCGGTGAATACTGCCAATTCAGCACAATCGACAGCGAATGAGGCTAAAGCCTCGGCTCAAGAATCCGCTGCTAACGCACAAACCGCGGCCAATAACGCGGCTCAGGCGGTACAAACTGCAGAAACCGCTCAGCAAGCGGCCGAGACCGCGCAGGGTAACGCCGAATCTGCATTAACCTCTGCTACGACGGCACAAACGGCCGCAGAAAACGCGGAAGCTAAGGCTACCGAGGCCGCAAATAGTGCGTACTGCGTTCGAGTAATCGATCAGGAATTATCAATTTCTCAGACGATTACGACAGCAGATTTAAAGCCGCAAGGCAATATCAAAGTTGGGGATACGGTCGTCGGTATTGACGGACGCATGTTTACGATCGCCAGCATGTCCGAGGACGGCACGACGGCGGTTTTAAGCAGTACCTACGTCGATTTAACGCCAAACGTATCGTATTCAGCCGCTCAGCAGTTAACGGAAACTGAACAACAGACCGCACGAAACAACATTGGTTTTACAAACGGTGTGAATGCATGGGCTGACGATAACTTTGATCAACGAACTGACGATTATCTATGTCCGATTCTCGAAGAATTGATTTTAGAGAACGGCGGAACTCAGCAGGAAATCGATGACATCAAAAACGCTGAAAACTCAGAAGAGGCGAGTTAAATGAAAACATTAGATGAAGTCAAACAAGAGTATTTAAAACAGGCGCTAGCGCATCCTATTGAACCTTGGAGCATTCGAGACGCAAACGGTAGAGTAGTAGCACGTTCGACCATAAAACAACAACACGCGTTTGTTAACGCTCAGGATGAAGCGTATGCGGCTCAACATTACAAATTATCAGAGCAATTCAAAAATGAAGAAGGCAAATTTATTAATTACTACTGGATGGAGCCGAGCGAACCGGGCTTGTTTAAGAGTTCCGACGGTCAATTTTATAAAGCAGCGGACCTTCCCGAGACTGATGACACATTTGTAAAACGTCGATATTCAGACACGATTAGAGCAGAGAGAAACGCTCGAATTTCAGACACTGATGACTACATTCGATTGCCGGACATAACAATTCAAAGTCAAGCTAAGGCAAAGCGCACCCCGCTGACGAATGAAGATCGGGCAGAGCTCGAGAACTATCGACAGGCGCTCCGAGACATGACTGATTTAGAAGGTTTCCCATTCGTCGAGTGGCCGGAGTTTCCTACCGCTTTGGCTTACGAGTTAGAACAAAAAATCAACTCAAGACAAAACATGAGTAAAGGAGGCATGAATGCTTAAACAGCTTATTAGCCTCTTTGCGGAGAAGTTCCTTTTTAACAAGAAGGAGTGGGTGGGAAGTCAAGGGCTTTTCTCAAACTCAAATCCAGGTACAACCTTCTCTGTTAGCTCTGGTCAAGAGTTAATTTACACGCCACCAGCCGACGGTTGGCTTACGTTTGGAGGAGACCAAACATCGGTTAATGTCGGAATTAGGGGGAAGATGGGAGTCGTATGCGTTAATACGAAAGGATTCCTTAGAATCTCTGCTCCAGTTCGTAAGGGGGATGCTGTTAGCCTTTACTGTGAAACAACAGATTCTCAACCACTTGAGGCAAAGTTCGTTCCAAGTGAAGGAGCTGCATAGCGTTTCACTTGAAGGGGGTGCGCTATGAGCTTGAAGTCGTGCCTTCAACTGCTCCTGATGTCCTTCCATAAAAGCCATAAATCTGTTCCTTTTACGGAAGACTATCAAGAAACGACGCTCACACATACGAGGTTTAGTAACGGTATTCAACCTTTGGGCTCTTATACGGCACCAGCAGATGGCTTACTTATATGCCAAATTGAGCTTCCGACGACTGATAAGGCCACAGCGTATATTCGGGTTAATGAGCTGGATGTAGCTCAGACGTGTTGCTACGACTGGGGTTGGCCTGTTTTAACCCTTCCGTTAGCGAAGGGAATAACCGCAGACATAAAACTGGTTGCCACTTTGACCGATGGTACAGTCATAAAAACCTATGTGAGATTCTATCCTTATAAAGGCTCAGTCTAGCTATCCCGGCCCCTCTCCCGAGGGGCTTTTCTTTTCTTGAATACAGATAGGGCTTAGAAAGCGGCAACTTTCTAAGCCCGAGGAAGGCGCCGGAAGGAAATTAGGAGGCACCCCGTTAGATAAACGAGTTTCATTATAGACGATTCTCATCGCCTTCATCTTTATTTTAGCTTTAACCCATCGGGGGTAAACATGCCAATTAAACAGCCTGCTGTTTGGTCTGACTTCGCTACTGCTGTGAGCCAAATTGCGGCAATTCTGATTATCGTTTGTGCGTTAGCTGGGCCCGCTCAGGCGTACGCAAAAGGAGAAAAAGTGTTCAAGTTTTTTCAGTTCGTTGTCGAATTTGTAACGTCCGCCGCAGCCGGATTCATTGTTTTTCTACTTCTTCGAGTAACAGACATGCCGGAAGAATGGATAGCTGCATTTTCAGGTATTTCGGCCTTTTTCGGCACTCGTTTGATGAATGTTCTGTATGCGATTTTCGTAGGCAAATTAAAGATCATGCTGCATGCCGACGAAAAGCGAAAGGAGGATAAAAATGATTGAGCTTTCGTGGAGACCTTTTATCAACGGGATTTTAAAGGCGCTTGTTTTTGCGGCTTTTTACGTTGCAGGCGCCTTAACGGGAGCCCAATTGTCTGATTACAAAATTGTTTCTCAGCAAGACAGAATCCAATTTCTCGAGGGCGAAACCTATCTTCAACGGACTCAGATAAACGAGCTTACAAAACGGGCTACCGAGAATACGGAATCCCTGCAGGAAATTAAAAAGATCAAGACGGAAATCTTCGATCTCAAAACTGAAATCCAACTTTTACAGGAAAAACATAGATGACTGAGAAATTACCATTTAGTCAATGGAATCCTGCTCTAGCAGCTCCGTTTCTAAAAGAGAAGGAAGGTCTGGAGCTTAACGCTTATAAATGCTCTGCTAATCGTTGGACAATAGGTTATGGACACACTAAAAACATCCACGCAGGCATGACAATTGACATTCAAACAGCTAACAAGTTTCTGCTGGATGATATTCATCATGTTGTCGAGGGCCTCACGCCATATGTAAAAGTCCCAGTCACGGAGGGCCAATTTATAGCGCTGGTTTCATTAGCGTTCAATGTTGGAGTATCGGCTGTAGCCCATTCCCACACACTCGAGTTTTTCAATGCTGGACAACTCGCAAAAGCAAAAGCGGGCTGGCTGACGTTTAATAAGGTCGGAAAGACTCCAAACAAGGGACTGACAAATCGACGGCGAGAGGAGGCCGCTTTGATGTGAACCCGATAGTGATATTTAAATACAGCGCCGGCGCCTTGATTGTGCTCGGCGCTTATTTTTTTGGATTGTCGCAGGGCCATGACTCTGAGCAACTCAAACACGCTCAGGCTCAGGTAATTCAGTTAACTGAAACGATTAAACGATATGAAACCAAACAGCGTGAACAAGTTATTGCGATGGCTGAGCTCCGTGTTTCTGAGTCTAATGCTCGCTCTGAGTCTGACCGGATGCGCGAGCGTATCGCCGGAATTGAAAAGCGAGCCCAAACCGGCGCCGCTAGAGACACAATTCGATGTCTCCAGCTGGGAGCAGAATGTCGAGAGCTATTGCAACAAGCTAAAGGAGCTATTAACTACTGTAGAAAAGCGTTACAGTAGCGAATAACCAAGAAGGAGGAAGAATGTCTGATATTAAAAAATCTGCGGAAATCTCATCGGATGGGCTGTATCGGTATTCATTAGAACGGACGTGGGACGAGGGAAAACCGACCGTACTTTTTATCTGTCTTAATCCATCGACTGCTGATGCTATAAACGATGATGCGACGGTGCGCCGGATGGTCAGTTTTGCCCGTCAATTTGGAGCAGGTCGACTTTTAGTAGGGAATCTTTTCGCATTCAGATCTAAGAACCGGAACGACCTTTTAAAAGCCGAAGATCCTGTAGGTCCTGAAAATGACAAATATTTGAGCAAATTGATTAAAGCAGCTGATATCGTCATAGCGGCGTGGGGAAATTTTGGCTCCTATCTCAATCGAAGTTCTCAGTTCAAAGAAATGTTCAAGAGCTACAACATTAAATGTTTAGCATTGAATCAGACCGGCGAACCAATACACCCGCTTTACGTTTCCGACGGAACCCAGCTTCAAGATCTATAAAGGCCCCAGATAAAGCAAAAAAGGGCGCTAGTTTGTGCCCCTCTGCCCACTCACCCAGATTTAGAAATCTTCCCACATCTCTTTTTTAAGAGACTCTCCGTCTTCGGTCTCTTCTTCAATTTCGATATAGGCATTTTCGTCTAGCCAATGTCTGAATTCCTTAGCGTTAGCGAACTGAAATCCCAAAATTCCGCGTCTGGCAATTTCGTCCTCATTCTCAAAACCGGCTACATTCACCTTGTCCGCGAACGACCAAATTTGAGAATTCAATTTTTTAGCATATTCCTTTGCTTCTTTGACTCGTTCAAACGAGTCAAACGTGTTCCCATCAATCAGCACTTTGAAAGTCATTTTGTTTTCTCCTTTCATTGCTTCATAAACTTTATTTCGTATCCAACGCGAACCGCCATTATCTCGAATCCAAGCCGTTACGTCTTTGGGTAAATAGTATGTAACTCTCATTCCCCCTGCGGGGGTCTGTCTCGGCGCACCTACAGATTTTTTCTCTGTCATTCTTCGTTTTCTTTAGCGTTTTCTTTAGCGTTTTCGATGAGCTTCGAATAATCGACTGTAGAAAATTCAGACTTAAAGCCTTGCTGATCTAAATCCCAAGAATCGATTGTTTCTCCGTTGTTATCGATGATTTCGAGTTCAGGCGTAAACCACCAAACACCGTAGAGAGAATCATCTCTACGAGTTGTGAGTTCGTCCTTTTCGACGTTATATTTAAAACGTTCATTAAAATGAATTTCAAATGGAACGTCGGGGTGATATGACACGACTTCTGCGATTCCTTCGACTTCGTTGAAATCTTCATCAATATCCTGCTCATGAGTCCATCCGGACAAAGCCATTAAATTTTTCAATTCGGTTATTGTCATCGTCTTTGTCATTTTCAAGCTCCTTATTGAGTATGTTTGTATTGTATTCCTAATTATGTATTGTGTCAATACATAATTAGGAAAATTGTAACAACAGAGACTTTTTTGATTTGTCGTGCTATCCTAAGCCCGTTCTAGCTAGAACCAGTTCCCCGCGCAAGCGGGGATGATCCGAGTAGATGTTCTTGCAATGTCTATATCGTTTTAAGTTCCCCGCGTCAGCGGGGATGAAAGGGCCCTCGAGGCCCTTTCGCTTTTCTGAAACATTGTGTAATATTGATCTCGTTGCTACTCTAGCTCGGTTTTTGAAGCCTCATTCGTGAGCGCCGCTCGCGAGGCTAACTCGTTACAATGCATCAATTATCAGAACGCAACAACTCGGAGGCTTACGAGCCTCTGTTTTATTTTTCGGCGCCGGATTAGAGACAGGTCGGGAAGCGACCTACCTAATGCAAAAAAATAAAAAATGAGCGTTTTTTAGAGTAATCGCCGATTATTCGCCGATCTGCTATAGATAACACAATGAATATTAAATAAAATGCAGTGCCGTCAGTGGGCACCA